AATAAATTATGGCGATATCATCAGCAATATGTTCAAGTTTCAAACAGGAACTTTTACAAGGTAAACACAGTTTTGAGTCTTCTGGTGGACACACTTTTAAGATTGCGTTATTTACTAGTTCAGCATCTTTAGGTGCAGCTACGACTGACTATTCAACATCAAACGAAATAACTAATACATCTGGATCTGCATACAGCGCAGGTGGTGCAACTTTAACTAATACTGGAGTTGGATTAACTAGCACGACTGCGTTCACAGATTTTAGTGATGTAACTTTTTCATCTGCTTCTTTTACTGCAAACGGTGCATTAATATATAATACAACAACAAATGGTGGATCAGGAACAACTGATGCAGTTTGTGTTATTGCATTTGGTGGTGACAAGACAGCTAGTAATGGAACTTTTAAAATCGAGTTTCCTACAAACGATTCTTCTTCAGCAATAATCAGATTAGCATAGGAGGCCGACCATGTCGGTAAACTCAGGATGGGGCCGATTTACCTGGGGACAGGCTTATTGGGACGAGGATACAACCTTAAAAACAGGTTGGGGCGCGCAAGCTTGGAATGATGGTGAGTGGGGTGAATTAAAAGATCAAACAATATTCCCAACTGGTTTTTCAATTACATCTAATATAGGAACAGTTGATGTACCTGATGTTGTTCTTACATTAACAGGTCAAGAAATTACATCCTCTCAAGGCGAGGCTTTTGTTCCTGTCATCGTTGAAGGAATATCAGCAACATTCTCAATCGGTTCAGTGTCCGTGGTTGATATGCAGGTTGGTCTAACAGGTCAACAGGCTACTTTTGCTACTTCAAATGTAGAGGTTAACGACATGACTATTGGTCTGACAGGTCAAGAGTCAACTTTAAGTCAAGGAACAGCGAAGGCACCAAATGAGACGGCGATATTATCTGGTCTATCAATTACATCAGAACAGGGGACAGCTACAGGAACCTCTTCTCAAGAGGCAGATTTAACTGGAATATCTTTCAGCGCTAGTATTGGTAGTGTAACAATACCAAACGATGTGGTTCAGCCATCTGGATTAGAGGCTACATTTGCTCAGGGAACTATCATAGGATTAGGTGGAGCTGTTGCTCAACCAACAGGATTATCAGCCACGGCAAGCGTAGGATCTTTAACAATAGAAGAAGGTCTAGGATTAACAGGTCAATCTTTTAGTGCTAGTATTGGATCCGTATCACTAACTGATATTATTGTTGGATTAGATGGTTTATCAATAACGTCTAGAATAGGTGCTGTAGATATCTTTGCATATGGTGATGTTGACACTGGTTCAAATACATCATATAACAATGTTTCGACGGGTTCGAATGGCACATATTCGGATGTTGCAACTGGATCAAATACAAGTTATAGTGACGCTGCATAGGAGATAATTTATGGCATCAACATTTACACCTTTAGGTGTTGAACTTCAAGCAACTGGTGAAAACGCCGGTACATGGGGTGATAAAACTAATACTAATTTAAGTCTTATTTCACAACTATTTGGTGGTTTTAATTCTCAATCGATAGCAGGTGGAGCACAAACCACAGCTTTAACTGTTGTTGATGGAAATACAACTGGAACGGCTCAACACAGAATGATTGAGTTCACAGGTTCAATTACAGGAAATCAAATTGTAACAATACCTTTAGACGTTGAGACTTTTTACATTTTAAGAAATTCAACATCAGGTGCTTACACAGTTCAATTTAAATACGTATCGGGTAGTGGTGGAACAGTTACATTTTCTGCTACAGATAAAGGTGATAAATTAGTTGTTGCAAAAGCTAATGATAGCACTAATCCAGACATCGTTGATATATCTTTTGGATTATCTTCGATTGTATCGGACACATCACCACAATTAGGTGGTAACCTAGACACTAATTCTTTCATGATAGATTTCGATGATGCCCACGGTATCAGAGATGAAAACGGAGCAGAACAATTAATTTTTGAAACAACCTCCTCTGCGGTAAATCATGTAGATGTAACAAACGCTGCAACAGGAAGTGGTCCACAGGTAGGAGCCGTTGGTGATGATACTAATATCAGTCTAAAATTAAGACCAAAAGCAACCGGTAATATCGAGGTCATGGGTGCAACAAACCCAGGTCAGATTCAGCTCAATTGTGAATCTAATTCGCATGGGATTAAGCTAACCTCACCCCCACATAGTGCTGGACAGTCTTATGAAATAAAATTTCCTACTGGAAATATAACAGCAGGCACATTTTTAAAGGTAGATAGCGTTTCTGGGTCAGGAACCACTGGAGT